ACAATACTTATTAAGTAATTGAATATGCCCCAATAACATGAACTGTCCTACTCAATGGGGCCGTCAATGTGTAGGGGCATTTTTTAGAATGGCAGTTCTTCTTGCCCACAAAACCAATCATCAGCATGTTGTTCAATCACAAGGTGTTCAGCATGTAGATAACTCAAAGCATCCAAAACCTCTTTGAATGGCGTTTCGCTAATCAGTACAAAACAATCCCTTTCCACAGTTCCCAGCCAGAACACCCCACCTACAGAACCTTCAAATATCACTCGATCACCAAATTTGAATTGCTCAAGAACACTTCCCCGATAACAGACCGTGAACCAAACCCCAGCGTGTGAGAACTGATGAACACCTCTACGTATGGATGGATCGTAACCGTTCTTATTGCCCATTTCTTAGCCCTCCACCAACCGTTAGATACTGTAAATCTATACAGTATAATGCTGAAGAACAAGACGAAACGCTAAAAATTCAATAAAAACGATCATATTCAATAAGTTAAATGATTTTCTTTAGGCGAATAGTTTCTATACTAATAGATTATAACGATCAATAATAGAGTATCGATCGATTAAAGAGATCAATTTGATGATTATAACTAGCTTTATAGCAGAGCCGATCATGACAACTTCAGGCCAACTGGTTGGTTGTGAATTGTTAACCCGTTTCCATCGCCAGGACTTGCCTGTACTGAACAGTAAGTACTTCATCTTGGCTATGGATATTGAAAGGAAGAGGGAACTACTCACACGACAACTACAGGCCATAGAATTACGTGCGTCATGGTTCAGGGATCACCGGCTTTTCTGTACCGTTAATGTTGATACCTTACAGGCACGGCTATGTGTATATGACAGTGGTATAACTCACTTACTGGATAAGCTGGAGTTTGTCAGGTTGGAGATCTCAGAAGACTTTGAAGGGTTGGAATTGGGTATAGATCATCCGGTGTTACGAACACTGTTAAACGTAGGCTATCGTTTGTTCCTTGATGATCTTGGTTCCGGTCGGGCTAACGTTGCGGCGTTAACTACTGGATGCTATGAAGCGGTAAAAATCGATAGGGCGTTCTACCGTGAGGAAGTACAGAAACCAACATTCAACGTACTGATGAAGAACATCATGAACTATTGCCCCTATGTAATCGTAGAGGGAGTAGAGCAGCGGCAAGAGCTACCAGTACTACGCGATGCTGGAGTAACGGCAGTACAAGGATACCTGTACCGATCAGTACCGTTTGACAAGATACACAACCTTCTCTAACACCATAGTAAATACCCTATAGACAACAACTATGGGGTATACCTATGAACATCACATTACACTTCCCTAAAGGCTCTACAAGCATCATAGACGGTACTTATACAGGTTATGAGTATTCCCGTTCAGATAAGCTAATCAACGCTCATATCACGTTTGATGAATCATACAAGCTATTCATCAACCATCACAGTTTAGAATGAAGTGGCACACTGAATTTGGCCACCTGAACAGAGGTGATATGCTCACCTCAGAACAACACAGGTGCTCCAATGAAAAAAAGAAATTTCAGCGCAGAGTTTAAACGCGAATCCGCTCAACTGGTTGTTGACCAGAACTACACGGTGGCAGATGCCGCCAAAGCTATGGATGTTGGCCTTTCCACAATGACAAGATGGGTCAAACAACTGCGTGATGAGCGTCAGGGCAAAACACCAAAAGCCTCTCCGATAACACCAGAACAAATCGAAATACGTGAGCTGAGGAAAAAGCTACAACGCATTGAAATGGAGAATGAAATATTAAAAAAGGCTACCGCGCTCTTGATGTCAGACTCCCTGAACAGTTCTCGATAATCGGGAAACTCAGAGCGCATTATCCTGTGGTCACACTCTGCCATGTGTTCGGGGTTCATCGCAGCAGCTACAGATACTGGAAAAACCGTCCTGAAAAACCAGACGGCAGACGGGCTGTATTACGCAGTCAGGTACTTGAGCTACATGGCATCAGCCACGGTTCGGCCGGAGCAAGAAGCATCGCCACAATGGCAACCCGGAGAGGCTACCAGATGGGACGCTGGCTTGCTGGCAGGCTCATGAAAGAGCTGGGGCTGGTCAGCTGTCAGCAGCCGACTCACCGGTATAAACGTGGTGGTCATGAACATGTTGCTATCCCTAACTACCTTGAACGGCAGTTCGCCGTGACCGAGCCAAATCAGGTGTGGTGCGGTGATGTGACCTATATCTGGACGGGTAAGCGCTGGGCGTACCTCGCCGTTGTTCTCGACCTGTTCGCAAGAAAACCAGTGGGCTGGGCCATGTCGTTCTCGCCGGACAGCAGGCTCACCATGAAAGCGCTGGAAATGGCATGGGAAACCCGTGGTAAGCCCGGCGGGGTGATGTTCCACAGCGATCAGGGCAGTCATTATACGAGCAGGCAGTTCCGGCAGTTATTGTGGCGATACCAGATCAGGCAGAGTATGAGCCGGCGCGGAAATTGCTGGGATAACAGCCCAATGGAACGCTTCTTCAGAAGTCTGAAGAACGAATGGATACCGGTGGTGGGTTACGTAAGCTTCAGCGAGGCAGCTCACGCCATAACGGATTATATCGTTGGATATTACAGCGCACTAAGACCGCACGAATATAACGGTGGGTTACCCCCAAACGAATCGGAAAATCGATACTGGAAAAACTCTAACTCGGTGGCCAGTTTTTGTTGACCACTTCAGATGTCAGGGGCCAAAACAACAAACATTAACACCAAAGCAGAGACAGGAGTTCCCCATAATCAATCAATGGGCTGTAAAATTTAAAGAGGCAGTTGAAAGTAGATTTCCATATGCCAGTAGATATGTCGGAGATACATGCACTATCCGTGTTCATCAGCCGAAAGGAACAAATAAAATCAACAATATGCATGTAGTAGAAGGGAACCCGGAATTGTGTAAAGCGGCAGTTAAAGCTATACAGACCGCCAGTGATGATGGTTTATTACCCCTTACGCCGGACCTTATCGGTGAGGAGTTTCCGTTGGATTTCAAACCATAGACGCGTCTCAGAACCACTATAACTTTTGTATTGCCTTCACCATCGCATTACAGCAGGCATTCACTGAGTGCCTGCGATAATGACGAATTGTGGTGTACGTGTTAATCGTCAAATAAGAAGGAAAAGGCGAGCGCACCTTTACGATGGCTATCCGGTTAAAGATCGGCACACCCGAGCTAATACGTACATCACAGTCCCATCAAGTAGTGGGCTTGATAATGGCAATACTTACGGAGACTGTTATGGCGACGCTTAAAGACCTTTCCAGTCAGTTAAGACAGCTGCAGAAGCAGATACCGTTTGCGACTGCCCAGGCGATGACTAAAGTGGTTCGCCAGATAGAGGTAGCCCAAAAAACAGCATTTGAGCGGCATCTGGATAATCCAACACCTTTTACAGTTAAATCGGTAGGGTCAGTTGGTGCCAGGAAAAACAGCCTTCGTGCAAAGGTGTTTGTTCGTGATACTGCTGCTGGCTACCTAGAACCTTTCGAGTTCGGCGGAGAGCATAAGCTCAATGGTAGTGCTTTGCTTAACCCGAAAGACATAAAGCTTAATAAATACGGCAACCTGCCGCGTAATAAGCTCTCTCAGCTCAAAGCAAAGGAAAATGTATTCGTAGGTGAGGTGGATGGCGTTAACGCTGTCTGGCAGCGTAAGAAACCGATGAAAGCTAAGAAGCGACGGGCCAAGCGCTCCGCTAATGGGACGCGAAGACCGAAACGTAAACAGCGTTCTCCAAAGCTTTTGATCCGGTTTGGTGATGCGCTACCTGTGACTCCAGTGCTGGGGTATATGGATAGGGCCCGTACCATGGCGAACGCACTGCTACCGTCTGCTTTAAATCAGGCGATAGCAGAAGCCATCAGGACGGCAAAATAAAAGCAGTAACTTATAAGTTAATTTCGCAAGCTTTTATGAAGCTGTTTACTGCAGTTGTCGATCCAGAAACATTGGCTGACATGGAATGCTGGTTTCCGCCATCCTTTGTTTGCACACCAACTAACACTTTGGATTTCGCCCCCTGAAGCTGCTTAAGCACTGTTTTTAGTTGGTCCGCGTCATCCGATTGAATTTGGAGGCTCTGAACATTACGTCTTGAAAGGGTAGCATCGAGCTTCACTGCGGTATTCCCGTCGACCTTCATTATCAGGTCCATTGGTACCTCTGATAGTGATTCGGTGCTTTTATCCATTTCAACGTATGCCGCCGATAGCTTTTCTTTAGTGCAGTCAAACACAATGGCGCCATTGTCGGATGAAACCTCGCCAAGCATCATTGCTTTCTTACCACCAGAGAAAAGGTCATCTTCAGTATTAGTTACCCACTGGGCATGAGCAATTGGTGATGCCAGCACTGCGGCTACGAAAGTTATTTTGATTATATTGTTACCCATTACATTCTCCTTGTATTGAATAGGAATAATCATAGTCGGAGCGAATGGTCGAAGCCATTAAAAAAATGGGTCCTTCCTGAGACTTTTGTAAGGTACGGGCATTGCGCGCCGCGGTGTTTTCCTAGCTACAACTTTCAGATTTGTGTCCCATGTCCCACCTCTGGCGATCATTACGGACACCTCGCCAGCTCTGGCTATTCCAGTTTATTCCAGTGGGACATTCTGGTGGGACATGGCAAAAATGTCCCAGGCGAATGTCCCACCCCAGAAAATGTCCCAGGTGATGTCCCATGACCACGATGAACCAGAGTCAGTACGCACAACATTCAGGTGTGGATCGCAAAACAATTGGTCGGTGGATTAAAGCCGGGCGCTTCATTGTGATGGACGGAGACCTGATTGACGTAGAGGCCAGCGATGCGGCATTGAAGAAAAACCGCGATGGCAAAGACCCGCGCGCCTCGAACGCGAAGAAAAAGAAAACTCCCGTCGTTAGCGATAACGATGATGACGGTGATGAAATCAATAAAACTGTCCGCCAGATAATGCTCACTGAAGGGGCAGATCTTTCGAGAGAGGAAGCGGGACGTATCCGCGAGAATTACATGGCCCTGCAGGCAAAGCTGCAGTATGAAAAAGACAGCGGCCAGCTTATTGAGCTGACAGCAGCCGAGGAGGTTTTATTCAACGCCTTTCGCCAACAGCGTGATGCCTGGCTTAACTGGCCGTCCAGGGTGGCGCCGCTAATGGCTGCTGATCTGGATGTACCGGCGGACAGGATGACAGAGGTGCTGATTGAACATGTCCACAAACACATCTCAGTCCTCGGAGAGCCAGAGTTTAACCCGGCAGAAGATTGAGCGTCTTGAATTAAGCGTCCGCAAAGGCTGGACACCCCCGCCGCGTATCAGTGTGCCGCAGTGGGCAGATGACTATCGTAAGCTGGCAAAAGAGGCTGGGAGCACTTCGGGAAACTGGGAAACATCGACGGTAGAAATTGCCCGCGGACCGATGCTTGCCGCGACGGAGTCCGGGGTTCATATCATCACTGTAATGTGCTGTACCCAGTTGATGAAGACAGCACTGCTGGAAAACCTTTTTGGCTATTTTGCCCACCTCGATCCTTGTCCGATACTGCTGCTGCAGCCGAAAGAAGAAGCCGCTGAACAGTTTTCGAAAGAGCGTATTAGCCCGCTGGTAAGGGTGACGCCGGTACTGCGTAAAATCATCGGTGATTCGAAACAGAAAAGCTCGAAAGAAACCATTCTTTACAAGGCATTCACTGGCGGATTTCTGGCGCTGGCGGGTGCTGGTAGCCCTGATAACCTTGCGCGTCGTCCGATTCGTGTCCTGCTGGCGGATGAAGTGGACAAGTACTCGATAACCCGCGAAGGCGATCCAATTGCGCTGGCCGAAGAGCGTACAGCGACATTTGGCCTGACCTGGCTGTCTGTACGCGCCTGTTCGCCGACGGTGGAGGATGAGAGCCGCATTGCTGACAGCTACGCCGACTCCGATCAGCGCCGGGCATCTGTGGTTTGCCCGCACTGTGGCCACCGCCAGTTCCCCGACTTTTTCAAACACGTTCAGTGGCCGAAAGAGGGAGATAAACACCTGACTAAATCGGCGATGCTCTATTGCGAATGCTGTGGTAGTGGCTGGTCCGAAGGACAGCGCCTCAGAGCTCTGCACACTATTCGATGGCATCAGACGCGCCCATTTGAGTGCTGCGGGGAGCGGCACTCACCGCTGATGGATTATGACCTTGCCTGGCGGGCGGCAGACGAGGGCAGCGTTGAAAAGGTCTGGCAATGGTCAGAGTCGGAACGGCATGCGGTCTATCGCGCAATCTGCCCCTCCTGTGGAAAGGAGGCAGTCGATAACCACCACGCGGGGTACCAGGCATCCAAGCTTTTCAGCCCCTGGCAAAAAGATAAGCCGTCGGATATTGCGAAAAAATATATCGATGCGAAGGGCGATCCGGATAAGGAACAGGCGTGGTGGAATACCCAGATGGGGCTTCCGCACCGACCTAATCATGGGAAACAGCTCCCTGTTGATGTTCTGCTGGCGCGCCGGGAAATATTTCCGGCCGTCGTTCCGGACGGGGTGGCATTGTTAACAGCTGGAGTTGATACCCAGGACGATCGCTTCGAAATTACGATCACCGGCTGGGGGAGAGATGAAGAATCGTGGTCGGTCGCGCATGACGTTATTTATGGTGACCTTGAGACGGAAGAACCCTGGAAGCGACTGGATGCATACCTGAAACAGATCTGGCGACGTGGTGACGGGCGCGGCCTGAATATCATGGCAACGTGCATGGACTCCGGCGGCCACCATACGCAGAAGGTATACGAATTCGCCAAAGAGCGTCTTGGCCGTCGTGTCTGGGCAATTAAGGGGGAGTCTGCACAGGGAGGCAAACGCAATCCTGTCTGGCCGACCAAACGACCATCATCGAAAAGCAAAGCCAGTTTCCGCCCTGTCATTCTGGGGGTTAACTCAGCGAAAGACGTGATACGCGGTCGCCTGCATCTTGAGCCACCCAAACCTGGCGCCGCCGCTGCGGGTTATATGCATTTTCCTGACGATCGCGATCTCGGGTACTTCAATCAGCTGCTGGCGGAGCGACTGGTTTACAAAGTCATTTCCGGGCAGCGGTACAGTATCTGGGAAGCAATACCAGGACGAGCTAACGAAGCGCTTGACTGCCTCGTTTACAGCTATGCCGCGCTGTGCGGTCTCAAACATATGGGGTTAAAACTCAACGTCCGGGCCGCCAACCTCGAAGCCGATCCGGATAAGTTCCTGCCAGCGCCAGTTGGACAGGAAGAAAAAATCAATTACGAGCTGCCGGGTGCGGTTATTGAAGAACCAGCGCCGGTCAAACGTAAGCGAATATCGCAACTCCTGCCGAAATAAGGAAAATCATGTTCAACCGGAACACCAGCCTGCTTGCCGGCGCAATGACTGACGATCAGCTCAGGGATGCGCTTGCGAAAGCTCAGCAGGCGTACATTGATTTAGCAACCGGGAGCCACGGTGTTTCGTTTTCCTATACGCAGGGAGACGGGACGCGATCAGTGTCCTATCAGCAAAGCACCCTGGCTGATCTGCTGGCCCTGATTCAACTTCTGCAGGCGCAACTGGGGATTATCTCTCGTCCCCGGAAACCAGCGAGGTTTAGATTCTGATGAATAAAGTACAGATACTGGGCTCTGATGGGCAGCCGTTGCGACAGCAGCGTCCCTCTATGCTGGTGGGGGGTAGCCGCGTACCTTATGACGCAGCTGACTCTTTCAGCGATCAACTGGCGAACTGGCAACCCGCGCTGTGGTCCCCGGACAATGAAATTAACATTTACCGGGATCGCATCGTGTCCCGCGCACGCGATCTGGTCCGTAATGACGGCTGGGCAAACGGTGCGGTCACACGTCTGCTGGATAATGCGGTTGGTGCCAACTTCCGCCCCATCATGAAACCCGATTACCGTGTTCTCAGAATGATCACCGGAAACAAGGCGTTTGATGCGTCCTGGGCGGAAGAGTACGGAAAAGCACTGGACGGGCACTGGCGGACCTGGAGTAACGATCCTGGCCGGTATTGTGATGTTGAACGAAAACTCACCGTGTCGCAGATGTTGCGCCTGGGATTTCGTCACAAGCTTATTGACGGGGATGCTCTGGCCATTCTCCAGTACAGAACTGACAGGCTTGGTCCCGGAAGAGGGCGTTACGCCACCACGGTACAGATTGTCGATCCTGACCGCCTCAGTAATCCTCAGCAGAATTTCGATATGCCAAATGTCCGTGGTGGCGTTGAAATTGATGCGGACGGTGCGCCGGTTGCTTACCACATCAGGGAGGCCCATATCGGTGACTGGTGGAGCGGGGCTAAAACCATGACGTGGCAGCGTATCCCGCGTGAAACTGACTGGGGCCGCCCGCATGTGGTTCACGATTTTGATCATGAGCGTGGCGCGCAGCACCGCGGTAACGGCATCCTGACTCCGGTTATTCAGCGTCTGAAAATGCTGGTGAAGTATGACCAGAGTGAGCTTGAGGCAGCAATTCTTAATGCCATATTCGCCGCTTACATTGAGTCACCCTATGACCCTGCGATGGTTCAGTCTGCCCTGGGCGAGACCTATGACGAGTCGGAGTTAGGCACTTATCAGGACGGGCGTGTTGAGTTCCATAACGATCGGCGTCTGACACTTCAGAATGGTGCCCGAATGCCCATTCTTTATCCTGGTGAGAAAATCACGACGGTTAACGCGGCGCGGCCCTACAGCAATTTTGAAGTCTTCGAATCTGCTGTTCTCCGTAATTTTTCTTCAGGAACAGGGTTGTCCCCACAGCAGGTCACCCAGGACTGGTCTGACGTTAACTACAGTTCTGCACGCTCCTCGTTGCTGGAGGCATGGAAAACACTGACTCGCCGCCGGGACGATTTTTCTACCGGCTTCGCTCAGCCCATTCTCACCGCCTTTGTTGAAGAAGTTCACGACAATGAGGATTTACCCCTGCCCGCAGGCGCACCTGATTTTGTTGACGCCAGAGCCGCGTATTCTCGCGCGCGCTGGATGGGGCCAGGGCGCGGCTGGGTGGATCCGGTTGCAGAGAAAAAAGGCGCCATTCTTGGTCTGGATGCCGGACTTTCCACCCTCGAGATTGAGGTGGGTGAAAACGTCGGTGAAGACTGGGAAGAAGTGCTTGATCAGCGCCAGAGAGAAATTGAGTCATGTCTTAAACGCGGATTACCGCTTCCGAGCTGGGCACAGGCTGACCAGTTTGCGAGCCAGACCATTACCGATCCGGAGGAAAAGTGAATCTACCCCATCTGGCCCAGCGATTATTTAACACCCCGCTGGCGCTGCACCCGAGTAAAGCCGAAGTCATCATGGCATCCGTAATGGACCGATTTGGTATCAGTAAAATCGAATCTTCTCTTGCCATGGAGGATGACTGGTACGGATATGACGATAACCGGGGACGTGAATCCCGTAGTGATCCGGGTTATGACAATGTGCTGGGTGTCGCCGTCATCCCGATATGCGGAACGCTGGTGCAAAAACTGGGCAGTCTGCGTCCGTACAGTGGAATGACAGGGTATGACGGCATTCGTCAGGCGTTTCTTACTGCGATGGAAGATCCCGACATTTCGGGCATTTGCCTGGATATCGACTCACCCGGCGGCGAGGTCGCTGGATGCTTCGATCTGGTTGATGTCATTTACGGCTCCCGGGGGAAAAAGCCTATCCATGCCATTCTGACGGAAAGCGCTTATTCCGCTGCGTATGCCATTGCCAGTGCAGCGGACCGGATTTCTGTTCCGCGCACCGGCGGAGTGGGTTCTGTGGGTGTGATCACCATGCACCTTGACTGGACGCAGCGGATTAAAGATGACGGTCTTAAAGTTACGATCATCACCTATGGATCCCGCAAGGCTGAAGGTTCGCCGCTGAGAGAGTTGTCAGATGAAGCGCTGGCCGCCATCCAGCAGGACATTAACACCATGGGCGAATTGTTTGTGAACACTGTTGCCAGAAACCGGGGGATTAGCGCAAAGGTTATAAAAAGTACCCAGGCCGCCTGTTTTATGGCTGCTGATGGCGTTGAAATTGGACTGGCTGATGAGGTGTGTCCTCCTGACGCTGCGTTCAAAAACTTACTTGAAAAAACAGGAGCCTGAAATGGCAAAGAAAAAGACGTTTAGTTTTGCTCACCTCATTGGTCTTGGCCCTTCCGCTTCTGAGGAAGAAGAGGATAAAAAAGCCAAAAAAGCGAAAGCCCGTCGCGCGGAAGAGGATGAGCGCGAAGATGATGCCGATGATGATGAGCGCGACGACGACGCGGAAGAAGACGAACGCGACGATGATGCTGAAGATGACTGCGATGATCCGGATGCGTCAGAAGATGATGATTCTGAAGACGACTGCGACGACGATCGCAAAGAGAGTAAGGCGGTAAAAAATGCACGCGCTGCTGAGCGTAAACGCTGCGCCCGTATTTTCGGCAGTAAGCATGCAGCTGCGAATCCTTCACTGGCCGCGTCACTGGCTTTCAATACCGGGATGAGTTCTGCGGCAGCAATTAATGTCCTAGCCTCTTCGGCTCCGGCCGCAGCCGCATCTCAGCCATCCCGTAAACGCTCTCTCGATCAGCGTATGCAGGAAAGCCACCAGGTCCGGCTTAATCCGGATAGCGGACAGAAAGAGACCGGAAAGTCTGCGCTGGTAAGTAAAATGACCGGCCTCTACAACTCCACAAGAGGAGAGAAATAATGGATCAGTTTGGTCAGAATGCGTTTGCGCCTGGCATGAAGAGCGCGCTGTTTGTTCCGGATCAGCTTGTCGCTGGCACGCTCCAGCTGGTGACTGACACCGGGATCATTACGGGCGGTGCCTTTAAGCGTGGTACTGTCCTGGGCCTGGTGGCTGCCAGCGGGAAATACACGCAATGTGTGAAAACGGCTGAAGATGGCAGTCAGTTACCCGTTGCTATTCTGGTTGATGATGTTGATGCATCGTCTTTCGATCAGAACGGCGGCCTGTATCTGATGGGGGAATTCAACCAGCACCGAATTATTTTTGATAACTCCTGGACGACCGCTGACCTGAAAAAAGCGCTCCGACCGCTGGCTATCTTCCTGAAAGACAGTGACCAGGCACCTGTAACCACCTCCTGATTTCCCCCACGGCTCTCCTGACGAATGCTTTAACCGGCAGGGGCTGGCTCGTTTAAATTTTTTGCCAGCTGCGGCTGGCACTATCAAGAGACTGAATATGGAAAATATTTTTGATACCAGCGTGCTGGTGCAGGTTGTTCCTAACCTGAAAACCAGTCAGAACTGGCTGCTCGATCGCTTCTTCCCGAATGTCGTAACTTACGAGACTGAAGAAGTGGCGATTGATGTTGATGTCGGCCTGCGTCGTATGGCGCCGTTCGTCTCCCCGCTGGTGGAAGGTAAGCTGGTCGAATCCCGTAAATACCAGACCAATACCTTCAAACCGGCATACATCAAAGATAAGCGCGCGCCGGACCTGCGCAAACCTATCCGCCGCCAGATTGGTGAGCGTATTGGCGGGGAATATACCGCTGCCGAGCGCGAAATGCTGAACCTTCAGTTTGAAATGACTGACCAGATTGACATGATCAACCGTCGTCTGGAATGGATGGCGGCGAGTGCGCTGGTGTCTGGGACCGTAACCGTCGCCGGGGAGGGCTATGAAACTCAGGTGGTGGATTTCGGGCGTGCTTCGGATCTGACCATCACTCTTAGCGGCTCGGATAAATGGCCACTGACCGTTGCAGCTGGCGCTACCAATACCCAGCCATCAGATGACATTGAAATCTGGCAGACTACTTTCCTGAAAGAGTCCGGCTCTGTCGCCACGGATCTGGTCTTTACGAATAAGTCATGGCGTGCATTCCGACTGGATACCACCATCAAGGATAATGCCATTACATTCCCGGCGCTGAGCCCGTTTGGTAACCAGATTAACGCCGGCCCACAGGTAATGAAGGGCGCAATTTATAAAGGGCGCTGGGGTAACTTTGACCTCTGGTTATATAACGACTGGTTTATTGACCCGCTGGATAACGTCGAGAAGCCTATGATCCCCGATGGCGCTGTCATTATGAGTGGTGCCGATCTGATGGGTACCCGCGCCTTTGGCGTTATCCTGGACCCGGCTTTCAACTACGGTCCGCTGGCTTATGCGCCAAAATCCTGGGTGAAAGAAGATCCAGCCCAGCGTCTTATCCTGATGCAATCCTCCCCGCTGGTTATTCCGAGCCGGGTAAATGCATCCCTCTGCGCAACGGTGGTCTGATATGGCAAAACAACCTAATACCGGGCTGGCTGATGATCTGAATGCAGAAGGATCTGCCAAAGACGGCCTGAGCGTTGACGACCTGAATGCTGGCGATAACACCCAGGAAAAACAGCCTTTGAGCAAAACAGATGATGCCGAATTGTCTGTTGATGACGATGGTGGTGACGAAAAATCCGGAGACACTGAATCGCAGGAGTATGTGGTGTTGAAAGGGAATTGCATTCGTCATGACGGGGAGATGTACCGCGAAAATATGCGCATCCCTGTAACCGGCAAAGATGCTGAGCGTCTTCTGCAGTCCGGCGTTATTGCTGATGTTGATGTGCTTCGTAAGCGAGTTCTTGCTTCTCAGCCATCAGTTTCAGTTACGACAGGGTAATGACATGGGCGTGGACTGGGATTCTCATCTTCTGAGTCCGCTGCATGATGTCTTTGGCGATGAGCACGAGTACCGTCCACGTAACGGTACTCCTTTTACAATTAACGGGATTTTTGACCGTGGTTATGCGCAGGTTGCTGAAAACCTTGATGGCGATTCAGAAATTAACACCTCCAGCCCGATGTTGGGTGTGCGCGATGCTGAATTTCGCAAGCTGGGTAAATCGCAACCTGCTGTATCTGACCGGGTATTTATAAAGACGGTCGGTGGTCACATCATCAATCAGTTATTTGTTGTGTCAAACGTCGAACCCGACAGTCATGGCGGATCTCGTCTTGTCCTCAATGTGGTAAAACCGCGATGAATTCAGCAGCGATTCGGCAAATGGTTGTCACTGCACTAACCGGGACAACCAGCGCGGGCGACCGCGTATTCTCTCCACGCGACTGGTCAACTTCACCAGATATGTATCCTGTGTTGTTGGTTCAGACGCCTTTTGAACAGAAAAAATCACAGGGGCGTAATACCCCTGCTTTTACCACCCTAACCACTGTCAGGATCACTGGGCGCGTTCAGGAGTATGACGGCGATACAGTGGATGATGGAGCCATGCGGGCAGAGCTGGCGCTTGAAAGCCTTCGCGAGCAGGTGGAGCGCGCGGTGATCAACAGCTACGAACTGACGCGGAATATTCAGAAATACGCGGAAGTTCGTTCAACCATCAATGTTGATTCAGAAGGAGAGGCCCATATGGGGCAGCTTCTTTTCGAGATCGACATAGAGCATTACCAGGGGCCGGAAGATTTTTATCCTGTCCAGTCGGTTCCCCTTGAGGGCATGGATATTGCGGTCGACATGCCAGACGGCACAGTTAAACCGGGTATCAGCCTCAATCTTCAGGAGTAATCCATGTTTGTTAAGCCGAACAACGGGCTCAGCGTTCGCTGCCCCGTCAAGGGCATCCCATTGCCTAAAGAGGGTGCTGAAGTACCTGACAATATTTTCTGGCGTCGCCGTCTGAGCGATGGGGACGTGATCCTCTCTAAAAAGGATGAGGGCGCGCCAGAGAAACAATCATTACCTAAAAAAGCGGGAGAAAATGAATGACCGTACCTTTCGCTCGTGTTCCCGATAACCTGCGGGTAGGGCTTTTCTTCGTTGAGTTTGATAACTCAATGGCGAATAACGCCACTGCCACGCAGCGCACCCTGCTTATCGGTGGGATGCTCAGTACCGGCTCAACCCTCCCTGGTATTCCGCAGCGAGTTTCCTCTTCGGATACCGTCGGTGAGCTGACAGGAAAAGGGGGAATTCTGCAGGCCATGATGGCGGCGTATCAGAAAAATGATACCGCAGCCGAAGTCTGGATCCTGCCGCTGGAGGAAGACTCCGATTCCATGGTGGCTGCAACCGGCACCATTAAAGTGAGCAGCGCACCGACGGCAACCGGAGTGATCTCCCTTTATATTGCTGGTGAGCGCATTCAGTTGACCGTTGTAGCAACAGATACGGTGGCAGCGATCGCCACCTCTCTGGCCGCGGCGATTAACGCAAAAACCACGCTACCTGTAACCGCCAGTGCGACTACGGATACCGTAACCCTGACCGCGAAGAATCTTGGTGCTACGGGTAATGGGATCGACATTCGCCTGAACTTCCTCGGCTTACCTGGAGGCGAGTCCACACCTGCAGGCCTGGAACTGACGATTACTGCTATGTCTAACGGAGTCGGGGCTCCGGATATTACCGGCGCGCTGGCAAACCTGCAGGATCGGACATTCGATTTCATCATCAACCCTTACGACGATACAACCTCGTTGAATGTGATGAAGGAGTTCCTGTCAGACACTGGCGGTCGCTGGGCATGGGACAAGCAGCTTTATGGCCATTCCTTTGGTACCACCACCGGGACTTACGCCCAGCTCGGTACCAAAGGTGAGCTGCGCAATAACCAGCATGAGACCCTGCTGGGCGTAAATAAATCGCCGTCCCCTTCCTGGGCATGGTCTGCAGCTTACACCGGCGCAGCTGCGGTGAGTCTGCGTAATGACCCCGGCCGCCCGCTACAGTCGCTCGCTGTTCAGGGGGTGCTTGCGCCAGAACTGCAGGATCGCTTTGAGCTGACCGAGCGTAACAATCTGCTGTACAGCGGCATTTCGACATTTACGGTCGATGACGATGGCACGGTGCGCATTGAAAACCTGATCACCACCTACCAGAAAAACAGCTATGGCGATGCAGATGACAGTTATCTGGAAGTGGAGACGCTGTTCAGCCTGATGTTTGTGACCCGCTACCTGCGCACAGCGGTGACCAGCAAGTTTGGCCGTATGAAGCTTGCTGCGGATGGAACCCGATTTGCACCTGGCGCGGCGATCGTCACGCCAAACATTATCAAGGCCGATCAGATTGCCGAGTACCAGACTCTGGTATGGAACGGTTATGCGCAGGATGCGGAGGCATTCGCAAAAAATATCATCGTCGAGCAGAACGCCAAAAATCCGAACCGCGTCGATGTGCTGTGGCCGGGAACCCTCATGAACCAGTTGCGCATTTTCGCGCTGCTCAATCAGTTCCGCACTCGGGCTGAATCAACAGGAGCTTAAACGATGGCAGGTGATACTACTAACCGCCTGGCGGGAACCGCCTATGTCACTGTTAACGGTGTGACGGTAATGGTGGAGGGCTCGTTTAAATACCAGGCTGCCACCGTAAACCGTACCACCCTGACAGGGATGGATGGTGTGCACGGATATAAGGAAAAACCTGTGGCGCCATACATTTCTGCCCGACTGCGTGACAGTGGCGGAACGAATGTGCAGGGCTTTAACCAGCAGACGAACGTCAACGTGATCGCCGAGCTGGCTAACGGGAAAACTATCATTGGCCGTTCACTCTGGACGGTCAACGTCCAGGAAGTGGAAAGCGAAGATGCAGTATTTGATGTTCGCTGGGAAGGCCGCGACGTAACGGAGAACTAAGATGGCTGAGATTGAACGCGTTAAAACCATTCCATTAACCGTAGCGCTGGATGATGCTGCGGAGAAGACCACTTATACGCAGCTGGAGCTGAAAGCACCCACGCTAAGCCAGGCTGAGCAGTTTTACGAGAAACAGGCTGCGTCAACGTCGCTCGCGGCGATGCGCCTGCTTATTGCGCTGGTTTCCGGTACGCGTGAAAGCGTACTGCAGCCGATGGATTTTCTCGACTTCCGTAAGTGTGAGGAGTATCTGCTCAGTTTTTTGACCTGGAAGCCCTGACAACCTGGCAGGAAATGGCCGCTGACGTCACCTTCTATTTCCGCTGGTCTGAGGACAGGGCGTGGGGAATGACCCGCGCCCGGCTGAAATGGTGGGTGGCGCAGGCATCCCGGATAAACAAGCTTAGGAAACCTGAAGACGATGAGTAATTCTTTTGATTTTGAGCTGGTGGCCAGCGACCAGGTTAGCGAGGCTATAGACCGCATTAATGAGGCTGTCCGTGACCTGGAGCCGAAGCTAGATAAAACTAAAGAAGGGCTCAAGTTAGGCGGTCAGGAAACAGCCGACGGACTGAGCGGTTTTATTTCTCGCCTCGAGAATATGTCGAAGAGCGCGCGGGATAACGTGCAGTTTATTGGCGACATGGTTCCCCCACTGAAAATGGTGGGGGAGCTCACGGGGAAGATGGGGGCGCTGGGGTTAGCCGGTGCTGCCGGCTACGGACTGAAACAGGTCGCTTATGGATTTCGGGAGGCATCCCGTCAGGCCTATAATCTTGATGTCTCGGCAAAAAATGCGGGAATGCGCGTTGACGATTTTACCCGACTTTCCGGGGCAATGCGTATTCTTGGGGCAGACAGCGAGAGCGCTAATGCATCAATAGAAGGTATTTTCAAAGCATTCAATGAGGCTGCCAGTGGTAAAAACGAGGGGGTTATGGCAGCGATGGCGCAAATTGGTGCTCAAATCCAAAAAAACAGCGATGGTTCAGTAAATACCCTTAAAACACTGGAGTCTATCGCAAAAATTTTTCCAACCTTGCGACCTGAACAGCAGAAGTCCGCCGCTGATGCACTTGGGCTGACGCCCGAATTGCTGGCGCTAATGCGTGACGGTGAGCGCATGAAAAAGCTGCTGGCGAAATCGGATGAATTTGGTCTGACTGTGGATCCGGCACTAAATCAGCAATTGAGTGAAGTGAACGGCACTATGAATGAGCTCAGCGCATCCTGGGATGGTCTGTGGCAACGTTCAAAAAACAAGGCACTTAAGACCATTCTTTCGGATGGTTCAGTCAAAGACGGCCTTGAAGGTGTTACCGATCTGTTCACTAATGGTGATTTTACTGGGCTGTCTCATGCTCTCGGTTTTATCAACAGCAATGATGCTGAGAAACTACGGCGCATTCAGAACGATAAGGAACTTTATAACAGCTTACCCCGCAGTGAACGTGGGCAGGTTGACGCGGGTTTCATGACTGATGCTGTAAGAAAGCGGTACGATGCGAATTACCGCGCGACCGATTCTGCGATTCAATTGCAGAATGACTTATCCGCTATCAGCCAGCCACAATCCAACGTTGCACGCGGCAATGTTCCTTACGGGGAAACAAGGAATAACGCAATTGGCTTCAGAAATAATAATCCCGGTAATTTGAGGGCTGCAGCAAACGCAACGGGTAAAAATGGCGGATTTTCTACCTTTGCGAATGATGCCGACGGAAGAGCTGCAATGGCGAGACAGCTGATGTTGTATGGTGACAGGGGGAATAATACTCTGGATGGGATTATTCATACCTATGCTCCGCAATCAGAGAATAATACTCGTGCATATATTGATTCCGTATCAAAAAGTACTGGGTTTGGAGCGCAGCAGCGTATTAATCTCCACGATCCTGATGTGTTAAAAACACTGATGGCAGCAATGATTAAACATGAAAGCGGAGCACAGCCGTATACCGAAAATGAACTGAGCGATTCTGTCCGGACGGCCATCATTGACGATCGGTGGAAGGGTTTACGTAGCCCGGAAGTTCTGGCTCAACAGCGATATGATATTATCTCAGGTTCGCAAACTGGAAATCGTGACTCCAGCACTCTTAGTAACCAGAGTGATGAAACTGATATTCTCTCAGGCTCGCAGAACAGAAATCGGGAATCCATCATTCTGAGTGATACGGGTAAGAAAAGTGATGAAAGTGTACTCGGCGACAATCTGGCTAAGTCTCTTAAAGAGGCAATGTCAGAACAACCACTTAAGCTCGAAATCACAATGGTTAATGATAAGGGTGAGCGAAAAACCTATAATGCGGAAAATAATGGCAGAATAACAACGGCCATGAATTACTGATCACTGTCGTCATTTCGTTAAGGAAGAAGTTATGAATGAAAAAGTTTTTGGAGCAAAAGCCATTTAGACTCCAAAGGTTTTTGCGCTTGTTTACCTGGTAATTGGCATTTTCCTCGTTTTTTCTGTTGTCTCAATGAATTTCACGGCGATTACGATATCGGTGGTAAGTGCATTGCTTTTACGTGTGCTTTATGAGTTCCTAATGAACTCATTCAAGGCGACTGAGCATCTTTACAGGATCGCCGAATCTCTTGACCGTAATGGATCCAGCGATAAATAGATAAGTCATTTCAGTGCATATGTAAACCGCCGACATGGCGGTTTTTTTATTTCCGGAGGCGTGATGCCGTCAATTATCCAGGACGCAATAACTTCTCTTTTGGGGGGAGATGCCAGCGATGACTGGCAGGGGCAGTTACGGCCCAGCTCATTCAGAGGCGTGCCATTTGCAATTGTTGCTGAGGAAGGGAGCCACGGTCGACGCCAGGCGGTACATGAATATCCCTACCGTGATACAGCCTGGATAGAGGATATCGGGCGAGCAACGCGGCGATTTGTTATTCGCGGTTTCTTGATCCAGAACAGCCAGGTTTACGGCGGCGGCGATGCTATCACACAGCGCCAGTCACTGATTGAAGCCTGTGAACAAAAAGGTAGCGGTACGCTTGTCCATCCGACACTGGGCGAATTAACGGTTTCCATCCCTGAGAATGGTTTGCGTATTTCCGGGTCGATGGAGAACGGGCGAGTATTTGAATTTACCCTGATGGCAATTGAATCAGGGCTTAAAGTGTTTGCTGTCACGGGCAGTACCGTTGCAGGCGCCACGGTGAAAACCAACTATCTGAAACTGGTCAGCACTGCTGTGCTGAGCACGATTGCCAGGGTTAAGAGTGAAATCCGCGGTGTCACACAGGCTATAAACACCATCAGAGGCACGGTCACGTTCTGGACTAACATGGTTGACAGCACCATCAGTCAGGTCACGAATCTCAGCAATGTCCTGAACTCCACGTTCGGGAATACCCGGTACGGACGTTACAGTAAAGGCTCTGTGGGCGGTAGTTCCTCTGCTGTTGCTGGCAAATCGTCAGTTGCTGATGTGGATGATGAGAGAGCACTGGCTGACAAGGTAACAGCCCAGTCGGTAATGGACCGGAAAAATGTTACCGACAGGTCGAGCCAGCTTAGCAGCTCCAACACACCTGATGAGTTTGTCCAGGGCGTCGCCGACGTGGTAAACGCAATTCTTAACAGCGCCGGCAGCGTTAATGACCGAATCACAGCGCTGGAAAAACTGGCTAATTCAATCAGCACGGAGTACCAGCAGTCCGACAGCAGCAAAGCGATTTCGGCGACCATGAACACGCTGATTGTTGTGCTATGTACTGGTGCCATGACCAGTGCCGCTGCGGACTCCAGACCAGCCAGTACAGACGAGGCAGAAGAGTTAACTCAACGAGTTTCTGTGCAACTTGATACGGCGCTGGTTCTGGCTGGAGACCGCGCGGACGATGATATGTATAACGCGCTTCTCGCCGTCAGATCGGCATTCCTTTCTACGATGAGTGAGCGTGCTTCTGGTCTGAGCGAGCTTCTGCAGGTTACTACCGCTCAGCCGCTTCCGGCGCTGACGCTGGCAAACCGATTATACCAGGATGCCACCCGTGCAGATGAACTGGTACAGGAAGCGCGCGTACCGCATCCGGCGTTTATGCCGACAACCATGAAGGTACTGAGGCAATGAATGCAGACAGCGATCTGGATGTTGTTTCTTTGACGGTCGACGGCAAAATCATCGAGGGGTGGGATTCTGTCCGGGTAACGCGGGGTATTGAGCGTTTTCCCTCTGATTTCGATCTTGGGCTAATGGATTACTTCCCTGGCAACGAAGATCTTCAACTCGTTGAAGAGGGAATGTCTTGTGAAGTTCGTATCGGAGATGATCTGACACTGACGGGATATGTTGATGACTGGGAACCCGCACTATCGCGCTCCCGCCATGAGGTCCGCGCCACGGGCAGGAGCAAATGTCAGGACCTGGTGGATTGCTCAGCTGAGTGGCCTAACAACGTCATTAATGCCAGTAATGCACTTGAAATTGCTTCTCGCCTGGCATCCTACTACGGCATCACCGTAACCACGGATGTTGATGAGCTTGTGAAGGTACCCCAGTTCACTCTGAACTGGGGTGAGTCTCCGCAAGAAGTCATCGATCGGGTGGCCAGATGGTCTGCTCTGCTTTACTACGATCAGCCCGATGGAAACCTGTTACTGACCCGGGTGGGAACACGTCGTGCGGCGAGTGGGATAGCCGAAGGGGTAAATGTCGAGCAGGCATACTACCGCAAATCGATGGCTGACAGGTTTTCAGATTATGTCGGTGTATCAATGAGCGTTTCTCCAATTGCAGGGTATTCGCCTGATACGGCCTATGACGCTGTGACTCTGGCAACGGCGAGAGATCCGGAGGCCGCCCGTATGCGGTACCGAAAACATATATCGATTGTGGAAAGTACCCTGATGGCTACTCAACAGGCACAAAGTGCGATCGACTGGGAAATGAACCGGCGGTACGGACGTTCAAAACAGCTCTCGGTAACCATCGATTCCTGGCGGGATAAAGACGGGAAACTGTGGGAACCAAACACATTGATCCCCGTTGATCTTCCCACCTTACGGTTGCCGGAGACTGAATTGCTACTGGCAGAAGTCACCTATATGCGCGATGACTACGGCACCCATGCACGCATGACGCTGATGCCGCCTGAAGCATTCTCCGTTCAGCCATATGCCTTCTACCAGAACCTGGCGGGATTCAATACATGAAGCAACTATTTAAACATGCAGCGACCAGGATCGCCGGCATGCTGGGGATTGGCCGGATCACGGCTATGAAAGATGGTGGGGTGGTGCAGTCTATCCAGTACCAGACTCCGCTGGAGGTGGCCAGCGCTCCGCGGATGGCAGAATTTGGCTTTTCATCCGGCCTGCCGTCAGGGACTGACGTGGTTCTGGCTTTTATTGGCGGTGATCGTTCCAGCGCGGTGGTAATTGCGTCCAACCATCAGGGGTTCCGTCATACAGGCCTGAAAGCGGGCGAAACGGTCATGTATAACCAGTGGGGCCTTAATATTCTCCTGACGGAGAAGGGGATCTTCCTGGATGCAAAGGGCCAGAATGTTGAGGTCAATAACGCCACTAACGTGACCATCAATGCCAGCCAGGGGATCCTTGCAAATACCCCGATCCTGAGGTGCACGGGTGACATTGTTGATAACTGTGAAACCAATACCCGAACACTGAAAGAGCTGCGGGATGCACATAATGACCATGATCATGTGGTTAAAAATGCCCAGAGTGGCAATGACAATATCCGCAGCCAAAAAACAGAGGATCAGGTGACATGAGTGACATCGCTTCATTCTGGAATGTGGATGAGATGTTTGCTGACTGGCAGAAAGGGCTGGGTGAACTCACCACGGGGAACGATTTACAGACTGCAATACTGGACAGCCTGTTTACCGACAGGCTGGCGCGCGCTGACGATGATTATGAGGATAGCGATCGCCGCGGCTGGTGGGGGGATTCCGGGGAGGAATCCCAACTGGGATCCCGGCTGTGGCTGCTACGGCGGAAAAAACTGACCCCGGATGTAGCAAAAAAAGCGGAGGAATACTCGAGTGAAGCGCTCAACTGGTTAAAGGTTGATGGCGTTGTCAGCGAGGTTATTCCTGTTGCAAGGATCGTCCTGCCTGACCGGCTCAATCTCATTATCCGCTATCAGGCACCGGGGAAGGACTGGCAGGAATTCAGGTTTTACTGGATATGGGAGCAACGTTAATATGCCGTTTAAACGACCGACGCTGAGCGAACTCCGCGACGGAAACCGGAAATTTATGCAGGCGGAGCTTGAGGATGTTGGTGCGCTCCTGCGCTTCGCGAACCTGAAGGTACTGGCTGACATGGATGCGGGGATGGGGCATCTGCATTACGCCTACCTTGACTATATTGCCCTGCAGACAAACCCGTTTACCTCTACCGATGAGTATCTCGCCGGGTGGATGGCCCTTAAGCAGGTATTCAGAAAACCAGCTGCAGCGGCGAAGTCGCCTGCGGTACAGGCTAGTGGCAGTGTTGACTGTATTATCCCTGTTGGCTCGATCATTAACCGTGGGGACGGATACCAGTACCGGACGGATGCAGATCTTAAAATTCAGGCAGATGGATTTGGTATCGTCGCGGTGACGGCCATACTGCCGGATATTACCAGTGATGTAACGGGTGGAGGCGCGCGCGGTAACGCTGATGCCGGGACCATAATGACCCTGGACGCGAATATTGCTGGCGTGGATCCACAGGTAACGTTACTGTCCGCTGCGACCGGCGGAGCCGATATTGAAACGGAAGAGGATTTTCGCAGTCGTGGCTTGCTGGCATGGCAGAATCCGCCTCAGGGTGGAAGCGACGCCGATTATAAAAAATGGGCGCTTGAGGTTTCGGGCGTCACCCGCGCGTGGGTAAAGCGGCGTCTGAACGGGGCCGGGACCGTTGGCGTGTATATCATGTGTGATCGGAATGACAATGGTGGGTTTCCGGTCGGTACCGACGGAATATCCCAACTTGAGGACTGGGGGGCTGTTAAAGCCACCGGAGACCAGCTCGCTGTCGCCGACCACATCTATCCGCAGCAGACAGACACTGCCATTGTTTTCGTATGTTCCCCGATCAAGAAAGTCATCAATATTGAAATCTCTGGGATCAAAAATGCCGACAGCACCACAGTTCAGGGGATAAAAGACGCGCTGACGGCGCTGTTTTTTGATGAAGCTAACCCTGATGGTTCTGGGAAAGTTTACCTCTCTGATATTAACGGGAGTATCGGCGGTGTTAGCGGCACGACGGGCTATATTCTTAACTCTCCGACGGCCAATATCACCTTTGCTGTTGGCGAAATTCCGGTGCTTGGCGGGGTTAATTTTGTATGAGCCTCTTTTCAAAAAATGATTATGCCGGTGCGCTTGGTGCGCTGCTACCGACGGGCAGGGCGTGGCCCCGGTCGCAAAGAACGGTACAGGCTGCGGTATTACGGGCACTGGGCAGCGCGTTTCAGCGTTCTGACAACGATGCGCAAAGCCTGATTACTGGTGCTTTTCCCCCTACAGCGACGGTAATGTTGTCAGAATGGGAAAGCTCTCTGGGGTTACCAGATGATTGTGCGATTGGTGAATCCGGTGGCGTCAGCGATCGCCAGCGCGCCGTGGTGGCAAAGTTAATCAGCACCGGCGGCCTGAACCGCGATTATTACATCCGGGTGGCTGCAGCTCTTGGTTATACCATCACTATCACACAGTTCCGGCCCGCTATGAGTGGCATGTCAGTATGCGGTGATGCGCTTAACGGTGACGAGTGGCCATTTACCTGGCGGATAAATGCGCCACAAACAACGATCAAGTATTCGCTTGCTGGCGCGTCCTACTGCGGAGATCCGCTCGCATCGTGGGGCAATAAACACCTGGAGTGTTCAATCAACAAAATTGCCCCATCCCATCTGAACATCATTTTCAATTATTCATAACTGATATTTCCCCCTCTGATTTTATCGCTTAACACTAAGTGAGGATTAACTATGCTCCGAATCGGGCAAGTCGAAGCCACTGCAACGCAGGATGGCAAATATACTGATGGAAGTGTTGCTGGTGGTATTGCCGCAACGAGGCTGCGGGCAGCAGCGTTTAATGCCATGCAGGAAGAGTTAGCGCATATCGTAGAGTCAGCAGGATTGGCGCTCGACATTAACGATATGACTCAGGTTTTAAAAGCCATTCAAAAACTCACACTGAGCCGTGCAAACCCATTTGCCGATATCAAATCAGATGGTGCAGCGGCGATTTCTACGGCTCTCACAAACCTTGGTTTGGGAGAAGCGGCTAAAAGGAATGTAGGGACAGGGGCGAATCAGATTCCCGACATGTCGAGCTTTACAAGTGGCACTGGTTGGGCATCTTTACCCGGTGGGACGATTATCCAGTGGGGAATTGCACTGTCTGGACAAATTGGCGATCCGCAACTCAATAATTTCCCAATCCCTTTTACGAATTACAGCACAGTTCAGCTTGTCGCCTCGTATGATAACGTGGGAGTTCAGAATGCGCCTTATGGCTTTGCAGTTCAACCTGTCAGCAATACTCAGTTCAAATTATTAAATTCAACATCATCCCCATCAGTTATTTACGCTCGATGGATCGCCATTGGGAGATAATTAAAATGAATAAATATTTATATGATGCCAGAACAAATGCTTTCTATCCGATAGCGATGAAAGAGATTTATGAATCAAATGGAATTAAATTCGATAATGTTAATGAAGTGGATGAAGAGCTGTTTATTGAGTTTTCAGGTGAACCACCGAAAGGGAAAATCCGCATTGTCGGTGAAGATGGATTTCCTGCATGGGGTGATATTCCTCCGCCAATGCCTGAGGAACAGATTGCCGCAGCCGAATTGAAAAAGCAGCAATTGATTAATCAGGCCAACGAATATATGAATAGCAAGCAATGGTCTGGTAAAGCGGCTATTGGTCGTCTGAAAGGTGAGGAACTGGCACAATATAATTTGTGGCTGGATTATCTGGACGCACTGGAACTGGTCGATACCACCAGTGCACCAGATATTGAATGGCCTGAAAAGCCATAGAACAACCAGTTTCCTACTTTGCCTAGAGATTGAGTAACAGATAATCTCTAGGCAGTTAATATTAACTATACTTTAATTAACCACTTTACCAAAGAAGATGATTTGCATTTCACACTCTCAGTGATTTTCTTAAATAAACCAGCGGTTGCAGTTGTAAAAAAAATAAACATAACTGCATTTATTATAAGATTTTCACTGTACATTACTCCAAGCAGTACCCCCTCAAATAAATACATTTCATAAGATAAATCACCAAAATATGATAATATATTGTTTTTAAAGTTAGTTAAAGAAAATAAAGCTACTATTAGCAACCCAAAGCTTATGCATGAAACTTCATAACTAATCATGGTGAAATTGGTGAATAGACTTCGAACGGAAAATCCAAATACAAAAACTCCTATTACAGCTACCCATCGCCAAGATATTCTTTCTTTATATTCATAAAGTACTACACCAATTGCAAAAGAAAATGCATGGAGTTTGAATTGAAAATCAAGAACGGGAAACGGTTCTGTTAATTTAGTGTGGTAAATGTATATAGAGAAAACAAAAAGAGAAAACACTCTAAGACATTTGGTTTTGAATGCTGAATATGAAATAAAAAACAAAACATACCATATTGATATAAAATATATAAACCACAGCGTACCATCAATTGCATTGTTAGGATTATTTAGTGTTATTACCCTAAGAACCCTTATGGGATCATTAAATAATATATTATAGGCAAACGACACAAATATTGTTGCTATCGCATAAGGTATGATTACAGCTGATAATCTTTTGCTAAAAAAATGTTTCAAACCATTTGATGAAAATGAAGCAGATAGTCCATAACCGGAAACAATTAAAAATATTGCTACGCTAAAGGCGGCAAAGTATCTGAAATCATAATTCAGCGTACTTTTATTGATATTTACGAGATGGCCAAGCATTACAATTAGTATTGCAAATCCTTTGAGATTAGTTGTGGTATCTTTGCTGAGCATATTAAAACGATTCATATATTTTAATGACGGAATGGAATTATTGATTTTCTTTGAAAAACCGCACAATAATATTTTTATGCTGTTTTTTCTGGAATCTGATCTGTGCGTTGCAACAAATCTCTCATTTTCCTTCTACATGCGCATTGTCACCTCCTTCAACGCCTCGCTAATTGCATGAGCGAATAGCTAGCGATCATCATCGTTTGATGGACCTTTTTACTCTATACTCCATCAACATTCAAATATTTTTCTGAATAAGGTGATATTTCACCGCTTCTCCTATTTTTACAACAGGAGAAGCACTCATGATTTACGGGTATGTTCGTGTATCAACAAATCATCAGGATACAGAGTTGCAATGTCTTGCACTTGAGTCAGCTGGGGCTTTGTTGAATAAATCAGATTTCGGGTAAGTCTCCCCCGTAGCGGGTTGTGTTTTCAGGCAATACGCACGCTTTCAGGCATACCTGCTTTCGTCATTTT